ATCCGCAGCACGAACTTCTCCGCATAATCCTTGTATTCGCTCTGTGCATTCTGAAGCTCGTTCGACGGTTTACCGAGGCGTTCCCCCATCCGCTTCAGCCAGGACTTCGTTCTCAATGATTCCAATGTCTGCACCGACTGCGTGACTGACATCTTCCTCAGCGCCTGCTCGCGCACCACAAAACCCGCAATCGCCTCGTCCCGCTCGATCACGAACGCCCGCGGCGGGTTGACCCACACCTCTAACACCTGGCCGCGGTACCCCTCGTCATACTCCCCCAGATCCATCGGCTTCACAATAGCCTTCACCGAAATATTTTTTATCATCCTTGCGCTCTACCTTTCAACCTTTGATACCTCTGGTACCTTTGGCACTTCAGAGACCTTCGGAACCTCTGAGACCTCAGAAACCTATGCCACTAATACGCATTGATATCTGTGATCACATTCAACTGGTCCAGCACCTTATCCGCCGTCGGATCCAAGATCCCATGCAGCGTCACCGTCGATAGCGTGTCCCCGCGGTCCTGGCTCGCCAGAGGATCGGTCGTCTCGACCATTCCGCCGAATTGCATCTCAAACTTGCTATTCACGCCCGTCCCGATCTGATTGCCCAGGATCTCGAATTGCGCCACCACCAGGCTTTGCGCCTGCAAATATTCCAAAAGCGCCTTGGCTTCCGCTCCGCCTTCCAGCGTGAACGTCCCCATCACGCTGAGCAAACCTTCGGAGTGCTTATCGAAATATTTATTCGCGCTTCCGCGGAATACCGGGTGCACGCCCGGGATGACCTCGATATCGAACGTTTGCAGCAGCCCGGCCATTTCGGTCGTGCCCACATTTGCCCAGCTCGTATCGAGCCACAGCCGCGCCAATTTGGCATTCATCGCCTCCATATTGGTCGGCGGTGCGATGCTCGGCGTGAAGGTCGTCTCGGTCAGACTGCGCCCGAAGTAATCGAATTCCAACTTCACCGGATCCCCGCCCACGCCCTGCGTGATATCCCCGCTGATGTGATATTTCTCGAACATCGTATAAACGGACAACCACGCTTGCGCATCATCACCCTGTTGCAGCGCCAGGCTGTCCGGGTTGTTCGCCGTCGTCAGGCTCGGCGTAAAGTTCCAGGCATAATCGTGTTGCAATGAGGTCGTCTCTGTGGCCGTCACGCCGCCCTTCAGCCCGCATCCGAACCCCACCGGTAGATGCTGGAAACACCCATCCTCCGCCAGCAGCGTCCCGTTATACAGGCTCTTCCCTGCGATGCCTCTGCGTGCCGCCACCTTGCGCCCGAAATTCTCATTCGGATATTTCGGCTTGACATTCTGCCCCAGCGTGTTGAGTTGACCCAGCCACATATGCGTCGCCGCTGCTCCTGCGCCGTGGCTGCTTTCCTTACCGTACAGAATTTGTCTTAAGTTGAAATTGCCCATTCGAATCTCCTATGACTTGATGACATATTTTCCAGTGACATGCTGCTCGACCGTCCATCGCACCACAATGCCCTGGTGATCGGGCTTATTCTCAGCGTTCATAAACACAAATAATTGCACGGCATCCTTTTCGTCCGGGATGAGGAACTGTTTAACCTTCCCGCCCAGTTGCAGGTTAGCCGCCGCCGCCGCAAAGATCCTTCCAAACATCGGCAGCATCAGCGCATAATTCGAGACCTGCACCCCTGGCGTCAGGTGAAAATCCGTCTCGCCTTCCCAGTAGAACTTCGTGGGACCGCCCAGGCTGTACTGTGCGTGCAGACTGGTCGTATAGCTCACCGCGCACGGCGCCATATCTACCGTGATCGCCGGAGGCAGTTCGTTCTTCCTGACCACCAGGAACGACTTCACCTGCTTGCCGCCTCCCGCGTTCATTCCGTCCCAGATCGAGGTCAGCGCATCCAGCCATACCGCCAGCGGATCGAATTCGTCAGTCATTCCCGCCTCCCCGGGCTCCCGCATCCGGCGTCGCATTCAGCACCGCCAGTTGTTCCACCGCCGCATCCGTCGCCACCGAAAAGAGTCCTGCAATCGCACCGCGTACCGAATCAAATCCTCGCCGCACAAAATGAATCGGAGCCATCTGTGGATGTTCCACGATGCGCTTGAACACCAGGCCGCCCACTCCAGCGAAGCGTAGGAAGGGATGGTTCATCTTCTCCTTTGGGATCTCATACGGCTTTTTATTTCCGTATTCCAGCACGTTGAGATACATGAAGCGTTCATCCCACCAGCCCACCTCGCCTTTTACGCTGAACCCGTGTCCGCCCATCTTCGAGCGGATTGCGTTCGCCCCCGCCCCGCTGCGCCGTGGCGTATTGTTCCCGATCGCCACCTGCGCCAACAGCATGCTCTCGCTCATCGCGTCCCCATACACCGTGTCGGCGATCTGCGGGAATTTCCTCAGCTGGTCGATCTGCTGGTCGAAGCCACTCGTGTAGATCGTGCCCTTCATCGACATATCAATTCCTTTTTAGTCTCTCTAAATGGTGTTCTTCCATTTGGGGAGACGCTCCGAACGTAGATCGGAGCAGAGGGGCTCACCGACATTAGAGCGCCCTCCCGATATCATAGAGTGCTCGAATGCGGTCCAGGTCCGTGGTTGGGATTGCCGCCTGATACATGATCTGTCCTGTTACCTGGTCTCCCACCTTGCCCTGGTAGCCAGATTGTGCAAACTTCAGCCAGTTGCCCGCGATGATCTTGCACAACCCGTTGATATCGCTCGGTACCATTTGCCGGTTGATCGTCAGGGATCCTTCACCAGGCATGTCGTGCTCAACCGCTGTTGTGCCGTTGATACCTCGCGTCACGTTGAACGTCCGATACACATCTATCGCATCCCCTGCGTTGTGCTCTACCCGGCTTGTCCGGTTCCAGCCGCGCTGCACCTGGCATAGATTCCCATTGATATCCGCGATCCGCATCTGCTCGAATGTCACTCGGATGATCTCGCCTTTGTTGACCTTCGTCCCATCCGCCAGCGTCAGGATCTCGCCGGTGGCATCAAGGTCTTTTGCCAATGTGGTAACCGCAGCCGTCGCATCACCGGTGGCTTCCACGTATTCCTGTTCATCCTCTACCACCAGGTCCATTCCCGGGCTGAGTTGCGCTCCATTGGATGCACTGATCGTTGCATCCCCCAATTCTTGTTTGCTCGCCAGGCTGGCGCTCAACGCCTTCACGTCGTTGTATTTGCCCCATACGCCATTGATCACCACTCCCGCCGGTGAGATGCTCCATCGTTGGATCTTCCCGCCGCTGATCGGGATCGATAGATAGGAATAAGGACCGTTGGCCCAGTGTCGTTCATCGGGCATCAGTAGATAATCCGTATCTGCCGTCAGCGTGGTACCGTCACTGGAGATCGTATTGATCGAGAGCAGCGCATCCGTGAAGAACTTCTGGTCGGTGAAATATTCCAGGGCGCGTGTATCGGTTGGGAATTTATATCGCCCCGAGAGTCTGCGCGTCTGGATCACTGGCAGGAACCAGCCGATTTCCTTTTGCAGGTAATCGCTGGCTTCCTGAATTTTCTCCAGCACGAACGCTTCACCTTCCGAACCGTTCAGGTGCAGGTCCGCTTCCAGTTCTGCCAGCGTGCAATACATCTGCCGGATCATGGCTTAGGCAGTTCCTTCCGCCGGTGCCACGTGCAGTTCTCCCACCGTGGAATTGCTGATCGCATACTCGCCGCCCTCGACGTTGTATCGTATGGCAATGATGCTCACCGCGATCGGCGCCGAGCCGAGATCGGGCACCACCAGGGCCGGGCGCACATAGCGCTTGGCCGGGTTCTTGATATCCACGAAGCAGAAACCATCCGTCCCTACCGCCGTCACCAGGTTAACCGCCGAACCCAACAGATCCGCAGCCGTGCCATATGCGGAATCGCTGTCTTCCTGCGCTTTCAGCACCAGCGTGCTCACGGCGCCCTTTTGTGCCGTCGCCAGGAACACCACGCCTTCATAGCCGGTCATGTCCACACCCGAGCCGTAATAGGTGTTGTTCGTGGCCGCATTATTCACATATTGCCCCGTGGGTTTGGTATCCTCGTAAAAATCCATCTCAGACTCCTTTTTCTATTAATCTTTATTCTCTAATCTCTGTTCACTTTCCTTTATTCTTCTTCACCACTGCATCTGCGTTCTCCGTGCTCAGGACCTGCTCGGCCGTTTCCACCTCGGCTGTTTCCACGGCAACAGCCGCACCCATTGCAATCAAAGCCAGCGCGGTCTGCTCACTCGTCTCCACTCGTTGGCCGGTGGTGGTGGGTTCTCCATCCACAATCACGCTTCGTACCATCAGAATTTTCATGGCTCATGTCTCCTTGGGGGCGGATTTCTCCGCCCCCATTCTTTATGTTAGGGTCTATCGTCTACCGTCCGACTTAGGTCGCCAACGCATCCTTCATCACGCTGAAGGATGCCGGATGGCGCACATTGAAGTCCGCATCCTGCAAAGCCACCACACGCACCGTGCCCGCGCTCGAGCCGGTATACGGATCGACCAACAGGTCGATGCCGGCGCCCCAGATGCCGAAGACCGCATCCGCCCAGTTGCCGAAGAAGATCGCCGAGCAGATGGAGGTTGCAGAGCCTTTGGTCAGTGTGCTGGAGACCTGGTTCGTGCAATACGCCGGATAACCATTGACCTCGTTATCCATCCAGACCGGAAGCGAGCCATAGGTGGCATTGGTAAAGATGCTCTTCAACACCCGGCGCACTTTCGCGTTGGTGATATACGCCAGCATGCCGTCGTCGGCATTCGCGATGGCTACATCCTCTTCCATCAACAGCATGTGCGCCCAGGTCGGGGCCAGGCCGTTCGTTCCGCCGACCGCACCGGCTCCCGTGCCGCTGATGTGATCAATGCCCGTCGGTTGGTACGAGGATCCGCTGCCATGCAGCCCGGCCCGGTCCAACTCGATGGCCACGACGGTCACAATATCGTCCCGCACCAACTGCTCGATATCCACGCTCGACTGCAAGAGCAGTCTGCGGCTGATATCGGTGTAGGCGCCCACCGTGTTCGGTGTCAACGGGACCTGTGCATACGTCCCCTTATTGGTCGTGGGTGCACTATTCTCTGCCACCCAGTAGGCAGTCGTCGCTGCGGTCCGGGCCGGGATCTCGATATTGCCGACCAGTCCGGTCAGGAATCTGGCGCCCGCTCGCCGCAGGATCATCTTGTTCCGCAACACTTCGATGAATTGATCGGCCAGCAGATTGGTCGCCACGGTATATCCGCCGTCTCCCTGCGTGGCCACCGTCATTAGGCCGGCACGTTGTTCCGGCTTCGGATCGATCGTCATGGCCTCATAGGGTACAAAACAGCCCTGTGCCTTTTTGCCCATCAGACCCTCGACAGCCCGGCTGGCTTCGAGTTCGAGACCGGCATTGCTCCAGTCGTGATCGATCTGTGCCCGGATGGCGCGCAGGACCGAGTATTGCTTCTTCTCACGCTTCGACATGCCGATCTCGGGATTGGGATTCCCCAGTATCGAAAGCTTCTGTTCGCGCGTCTCGAGCGCTTTCCCGGCATCCAATTGCATATCGATGGCGTCCACTTCTGCCAGCTTGACGTTGTAGGCGTCGCGCTTTTCTTTGGTTTCGACACCGGCGTCGAAGAGTTCCTTCACGCTGGTCATTAACTGTGCTCGTTTGTCGAGCAGTTCACGCATGTTCATTCGTTTTCTCCTTGTGATATTTTCGTTCGAGTAAATCCAGCCTGGCACGCTCGGTCTCGAGGAGCTTCTGCGCCTCTTCCGTGCTCGCCATATCCACTAATGGCTTCTGCTCATTGGTCTGGCTGGTGAATTGATTGATTTTTGATCGCACTGCCGCGCTCGTTTGGGGGTAGGCCGGAAAGGTCACCGGCGATACATCGATCAGTTCTGCGCATTGCCGCAGGTGCCGGATGGGAAGTCCACCGTCAGCGGGCTTGTCTTCCCAGCTATCCTCGTTCACAATGAACTGAAAGGAAGACGAATCCACATCCCCACGCTTGATCGTTTCCATGCAGTCTCCCGCCCATTGCGTGCTGGGTGGATTGATCTCATAGCGCAGGCCGTTGTCATCCACCGAGAGTTTCAACGTTCCGCTTTTGGTGCGGCCTAGCACGTAATTGTTGTCATGGTTCCACAGCGCTCGCACATCGTTGCCCATCACCGGGTCGAAGAATCCCGGCTCGATCACTTCACGGAACATGCCCATGATCGGATCGGACATCTTGCCGATGACGGCGCCGTATCCCACGATCTGGCCTGGCTTGCTCGGGTCTTCCTGCCTCATGCTCACCGGTTGCACGAAGGTCCGCATTTCGATTTCTGGAGTTTCCGGTTTCTTGTCTGCCATCTTAGTTCTCCTTCGCTGCGATCTGGATGTAGATCGCATTCGACAATTCAACGTTGGGTACTTCGCTTGTGTAATTGGTCATTCGTCGTGCACAATATTGTTCGATGATTCCATCCATCTGTTCACTTGCCATCTGCTGGGAGTCCACAAACGGTTGTAGCATCCTTCGCATATAGCCCGGATGGTCATCTTTGTAAAACCGGCTGATCCAGTTCATGCTCTTTTCGGATTCGCCTTTCAACTTCCGCACGGCATCTTCCACATCATGCTGCTCGCGCCTCGCGATGCGCCCCACCACATCCTCCACGAACGGCTTCATGTCCCGCCGCGGCGTGTTGGGCTCGCTTCCCTGTTTTGGTGCGGGCTGCCCTGGCACCACGATCGGCGCTCCCTTGTCATCCACCGGCGCCATATTGAGTCCGATATAATGTGCATCCCCGCCCGGGATCGTATCCATGTTTTCCCTCTGCCGGATTTCGTTGATGCTCAGCCATCCATTCTGGTGTCCCGTGGCATAAGCCGTGGATCGTGAGGCTGTGTCTCCCCTCAATAATCCGTCGGTCATCCATTCCGAGTAATACCCGGCGTCCCGTTCGCGTTGCAGGAATAGGGAATGCTTGATCTTTTGCTCGAAGTTCACCATGTCCGGTCGCAGATGGTAGACTACAAATTCAATGGACTGTTGCTCGATGTTGGAAAAGGTGGCCCGTTCCAGATCGAACAACAGGTGCGGAGGCACCGCAAAGATGCGGGCAATCTCTGCGATGGAGAATTGCCTCGATTGCAGGAACTGCGCATCTGCATTATTGAAGCTGATCGGCGTGGCCGTCGTTCCTTCTTCCAAAATGGCTATGCGGTGCGCATTCTCTAAACCCATGTGCGACGCCTCAAACGAATCTCGTAAACGGTTGTAGGCTGGATCGCTCATCTTGTTGGGATTGCTCAGGATCAGGCCCGGCCTTGCATCGTTGCTGAAGAAACGGCCTCCGTATTCCTCCTGGGCTTTGGCCAACCCGATCGCATTCCGCATGGACGCTACCGGGCTGTAACCGTACAACCCATCGCTCGAAAGTCCCCGCAGGTGCATGACCTGCTCGGGTCTCAAGGTTTGTTCTCCCTCCCCTGAGATTCCCGGCACTTGATACCGATACACCAGTTCGCCGCTGGTCGGATCGCGGATGATGTTCATCCGATCAGGTCTCAACGGCCATAGCGCCTGGATGGTTCCCTTGCTGTCGTAATCGATCAGTCCATAGCCATTTCCTCGGATGAGCACATGGCTGTAGAGGGCAGCCCACATATCGAAGGAACTCATCTCCGGGTTCGGTGAATCTCGCAGGATGGAAAACAGGGGAAGCGTGATCGCTCGTTGTTTCCCATTGCTTGTCTTTTGATAGGTCAACAGCGGCAGGCTGGCCAGTGTATAGGCCTTAATTCGAATGGCCGCATAGGCCGCTGTCAGGGTCAGCACACTGTCTGGCGTCACCGTCACGCCGCTGGGGGTCGCCACTCCGCTCAGGATGCCGTTATTGGTGCGCCACTGGTCATACGGCACCACCGTCAGGCTTCGCTTCTCAAAGGCCTTTCTCAGCATTAGCGTGTGCTCCAAATAATACTGAACACTCCCAGCGCAAACGCCAGGCTTCCGGTCACGATCAACGCCATTCCTAATCCGTGGGTGATCCACGTTCCACTTCCGATCAGCAGGATCCCCCCTAATGTCAGGAAATCGATCAGGATGTCGTTGAATCGTTCTGCTTTATTTTTCGTTGGCTCATCCATAGTTTGAACAGGGCCTTAAACGCAAAACGCCCACCGAACGCAAATTCTCGTTTGCGTCTGGTGGGCGATAGACTCCACACAATCAGTTCAGTTGTCTGTTACGTTCTAAATATTAGCACAGATTTGTAATTAATTCAATAGGCAAATGTCATTGCGAACGCAGTGAAGCAATCTCCTCATACGTTTGTCATTGCGAGGCCGAGCGCAGCGAGTGCCG